GTAAGATTGTTTTCTAAAATATTAATTAGTTCACGCATAGTACAATATTTATGGTTTTATACATTATGTTAATTCATGTTGCAATGCAATAAATACTAGCATACCCAAAAGGAGATCAAAATGGACTTTAAAGGTCTGGCGAAACGTTTACGAAACTGTTTCGCTCACAAAAGTGACGTCGAACAATATATTGAATCAAGAAACCCAAAAACTGCTGCTGATGTTGAACATTTGTTGCAACAATACACATATCAAAATCATAAAAATTGGATATCAAATGCGTAAAATAATACAAGCAATTATCGAAGCAAGACAAAGACAAGCAGATTTATACTTGCGCTGCTTGACTGCTGGTATCTAGTCGTTCAATATCTTCTTCGTCGCACTTTTCGCCATATTGTATTTCTACAATAGTACACGGTCGTGTAAAAGGATTGGTTAGCTGATGCCAGGCGTTTTTTGGTACACGCCATTCGTCGTACTTGCCTAATATCTTAGGTGGATTAGCTAAGTCACCAGGCATGGCCATATTGATCATGCAAGTACCTTCTGTAACCATCCAGTATTCGCTTCTATATTGATGGCGTTGCATACTAAGTGTTTGTCCAGGTTGTACTGTAAGTGTTTTTACTTTAGCACCTGGTATTTCGTTTAATACTGTGTATGACCCCCAACTACGTTGCACTTCAACGGACGTCCATCGCTTTAGGATATCGCTGCTGCTGTTGAGTTTGTTGTCTCCACCTACTCCAAACACAAACTCAACATCGTCAAACGTCATCTCAGGAATATTGTCCTCTGTACGATCGCCGCCGTTGGCAAAGATGATTTTTCCGTTGGGGAACATCTCTTGAACTTGTCTAATAGCATCACATGCAGTTCCGTCTGAGTCGTCAAACGCAATAACACGATCTACCATATGAAGATTATCTAACACTGTCATGCGCTCCTGCCATGACATGAACGATCTTCCTTTTTTACGTGCTAGCCATGCGTCTGAATTTAGACCAACTACAAGCCACTCGCCCAAATGATCGGCGTGATTAAGATAGCTTATGTGCCCGCTATGTACTGGATCAAACCCGCCGGTGCATATTACAATTCGTTCAGGTTCTAACACGATAGAAATCTTTATCTAACCATGGATACACAATATCTTCTTGTCTGACATGACTATATTTGTTTAAACTTTCAATTATAGAATCATGTAACATACCTTTGTCGGCTAAATCAAACCAGCTGGTAGTAGCAGGATCCATTGGAGGGTTTGGGCTTTTGTAGACAGCTAAGTGTAGCCATGGATTATTTTCTTCTTTTTTAGCGTAAGCATCTCTACAATCGAATCCACTTACAGCTAACATATAAATTAAATTAATTAGATTATAGTTGTAATATTGCCAATTATATCCACGGTGTACCAGTCTGTTGTACTCGTATGCTATATTTTGTTTAACTATCAAAATTAACATACCATCTAAATTCATTTGTTCATACCAATGACTAAGAGTAGCAAACGGATTAATTACATATTGAAAGCTATCATGGCACCATATTAAATCTACCTTGCTTGATAGTTTGTAGTTTTCAAAGTCGCATTCGATTGCTCTTACATTTTCTAAACTAGTAATGTTTGCGTCAATTTTCTTCACGTTTTTATCTACTGCATAACACCATATATTTCTAGGCTCAGGAGGATCGTTCCGTGTTTCTAGTTTAGCCCACCATTCTGTATCTAGCCCGTGACCGCAACCCATATCAGCTATAACCTTTATACTATCTAAAAAATCGTCATAACCGTAGAGAACATCAAGTGTCTCCTTACTGTGTTGATGACTTTCAAAAGCATTTTTAAACTGAGCCATTTGTTAATACCTCTATAATAACTTTTTCTTTTAAAAGCTGTAGTCTTGATTCAAGTTGATAATATGTTTCGGTAATATCGTTGTCCTCGCCCCAATTGATTTGTTTGATCAAATGATTTGCCCATAACGAACAGGCATCTTTATCAATTTGAATGTCTACTACATTGGCTTTTGGCTTTGCTTGAGCGCACAAATAAAACTCCGCTAGCAGATCTCTAGCACGTTCCTTTATATCCATCATACAACAATATCTTCCATACCAGCTGTTCTTAGACGAACAACATGACCTAGCATAAAGTTTTTGCTTTCAAGACCTTTCATAACGCCAAGCCATTTGTTTCTAAGCAAAGCAACTTCATTAATGATAGTTTCAAAGTCAATGACTTCGTCTTCACCATCTGTATATTTTTCAGCGTCGCGACTGGTAAGAGCTCGGGCATAAGCTTCCAGATACTTTTGAAAATGCTTTCGTCTAATTTTACGAAGTTGTATATTCAGATATTCAAGTACCGCTTCGATCTCTTGTAGCTGATTAAATCTATGCTCTGTGATTCCCGGCAAATTTGCAGCGGCTTTTTCAACATTTCCTCTAATGTATGTTTCTGTTTTAGCCTGTGCGAGCTCGCCTTCATAGTAATCTATAAAGGTAGGAATATTACCAAGATCCGCAACTATTTTATTATACCACATTATTCTTCGTAATCAATTTCTTCGTCTTCGTCGTCTAAATATTCTTCTAGAGCTCGTTTAGTATAGCTGTCCGCTCCACCAAATTCTCTAAGTTCTTTGTCACTTAGATTATCAACTAGCATACTTACAAGATTGTCAGCAGCGGCTTGTTTTTCTTTTGGCGGGATATATTCTTTCATGGTTATATAAGTTTCGATTAAAACTTCTACGTCAATGCTCATTCTACAATTTCCTCCTCTGGTTGAATAGCAGCGGTGTCCTTGTGCGGATTGGCAATAAAGTCGGCCATCACCTTGTCAAGTGATCCGTCGTCGTTTCGCTCCCACGCCTTGCGGAATTGCTTGATCACTGTACCGTCTGCTAGCGTGTATTTAAGACTATTGCCTTCTTTGGCTAACAAGCCTTTACCTTCAAACATATCCACTAGTCCCGAATATGGATTCATACCAGATTCATAAGGAATCTTTACTTGCACACTTTCAAACGGCTTTGCGTAGCGTGTTTTCATGATCTTGCAAGCGGCACGAATACCTTTTACTTCTGAAATCTTGTTGCCATCTTCATCTTCTTTTAATTTCAACTTACGCATTGCAACAACGATACTGCTTGCATAGATAAAGCCCTGTCCACCTGAAATCTTGTCATCGGGGTCAAACATGTCCTGACTTGCATATGTATGGTTTGTAGCAACAAGTCCAATGTTTAGTGATCCAAACATGTTTACACAATTACGAACAAGTGCTGTAAGTGCTTTGGGCTTACGACCCATGTCGCCTTTTAAGTCACCTGCTTCGAATTGATTAACGTCAGTTGGAGTAAGCAACATGCCTAAACTGTCTAATACAATTAACACTTTGGGACGCTGGTCTTCAGGAAGTGTTTTATATTCTTTAACGAACTCGGTAATCATTTTGGCCACATCATCAATCATAGCCATATTGAGCTTGAGGAGTTTATCCTCACTTGTATCAACCCCAAGTGCGTGTAACCAAGCTTCGTCAAGAGCGTTTTCAGTGTCAATAAGAATAACATAAATGCCTTGTTGTTGTGCGTTCTTGACAAGATTTCCTGAGCAGATAAAGGATTTACCCGCGCCAGATTCGCCAGCGAATACAGTAACCTTACCCATCGGAATACCTCGGTTAAAGTCCCCACTAATAAGGTAGTTAAGAGCGTAATTGTTTGTGCTGATCCAGTCTGTTGGGTCGTTGAATCCCACGGAGATACCATCAATACTTTTTGTAATACTTTTGCGAAATTTTGATACATCAAATGGTTTGGTTGCCATAATATTTTTCCTTATCTAAGTTTCTATCTAATAATATATTGTAATCAGTTAAGTTATCTGCTTTTGGAGCACAAAATCCACACGTACAAATATCTTTTACACATTTTATAACAGGCATTGTACGGCTGTCAAATTGTTCTTTAACCTTGTTTATTATAGTTTGATAATTTTTTAAATTACCAAGTGGTTCTACTCTTCCGGTCGTACTTGTACGACAATCTTTGTTTGTATAGACTGCACCATCAAGTTGCCTTACAAATAAAAAGAACCAATTCACACTACAGTACCAATCTCTAAATCCTTGCTGAGGTAAAAAAGATACACAAGATTTTAAATCGTTGTTTAGACTCAGTTTTCTGCCGCCACAACATGCTCGACCTTCGGATATACTTTGTATTTTATCTTTATTACCTGTTGAATCTAAATTATTTTTGTATTCTTGTTGTTTAGACATCGGAACAGCGTTCATCCAAAAAGTTTTTAATCGAGAGAATTGATCCGGAGTGTATGCCCATTGTTCTTCAATATTGTCCAATGGTTTTTCAACATAACGTAAATTGTGTTCTTTACAAAATTCAACAATTTTTTCCGACTCTAAAAAATACTGTGGATTGTTGTGCATCATAATTACGCACTTGAATTTTTTATTTTGTTTTTTTAGATACAGTATATTGTCTAAGTATTGTTGACGTTGTTTAGGCAAAGTTTCTGCATGATAACTTACAGAAAACTCATCCACTAACTCTACAATTTTGGCCCATCGGGTAGGTCCAACTATTCCGTTAGTGGTACATGTAATAGTTAAATGCCATAGATCTTTATATGCTGTGTGTTTTTCCCTGCAGGCCTGTAAAATTTTTGCAATGTGAGGATGAAATGCACTTTCTCCACCATAAACATTTAAAATGACTTTACGCTGACTTGGCTTTTTGTACTGCATGTACAAATCAACATACTGGTACATGAAGTCAATGGTACTTAAACACTCGTCAAGAGGAGGATGTTGAGTTGAGTTATCGTGTCCGCCGTCTATTCCAACGTCACAATAACTGCAATCTAGATTGCATAATTTGGTCAATTCCCAATCTAATAGAAAGCTAGGAACATTCGTTGGATCTAGTGCAAATCCTATTGATTTGATCATTATGAATAAAACTATCGGGAATTACCCCGATAGTTTAATTAAATTACTGCTTTGATCTGTTTCTAATCATGGCCAAAATGTCTTCAGCTCTTTGACTTGAAGGCTTGGCTTCTGGCGTAGCCACAGGAGCAGTAGCCACCGGTACGTCCTCGTCGTCCTCAAGATCCGGACTTACTGTTGGCACGAACGGAGCAGCAGGTGCTGCTTTGGCCGCAGGAGCAGGTGCCGCTTTGGCCGCAGGAGCAGGTGCCGCAGACTCTACGTCGTCGCCGCCCTTACTTTGAAAGCCGCTAGGCTTGTAGTATTGACTCCATCGATCTGGATCATATGCTTGACCATCAACACTGGCTTCAAACATCTCTTTAATAACCTTGAGTTCAACTTCACCTGGACGCTTGGGTAGGAAGTCGCTTAGATTATAAAGACCATGAGAGTCAATGGCCGCTTGCTCTTGTGCAGTTAATGCAGTTTCTTTGCGGCTCCACTTGCTGGTGCTGTAGTCTGCATAACCACCTTTACTAGTTTTTGTTACAGTAAAGTCTAACCCTGCACTGTAGTCAGTCGGCATGCTTTCTAATTCTGGATCCATTAGTGCAGCCTTGATCAAATTGAAAATTTGAGGGCTGATTACAAATCGTCTAATTGGATTTTCTGGAGTCTTGTCGTCGGCTAGTGCATTTTCGCGAACAAAGCCTTGGAACAAGTATGATTTCTTTTTCCAGTACTTGCGTCCCATTTCTTCTAGGCCTGGATCTTTAAACCATGTTCTTACTTCAGCCAAAACTGGACATGCGTCTCCGTACATCTCAACACAGGGAACCTGTACTACAACAGGCTTACTGTCGCTCTGTCCTTTGATTCCTGCAAATGGAAGTTTAATCATTAGTCGCTCAACCCAGAAGAAATCATTCTTTGAGTTTGCGTCTGGTAGGAATCGGATTTTACTACTCGAGCCTTCTGGAATGTTCCAGTGTGCGTAGATGGCGTTATCGCCTTGTGATTGTCCGCCTTGCGAACGTGTTTCTTGCGCTTGTAGTTTTGCGCGAATTTCTGCTAATGAAGTTGCCATAATATTTTTCTCCTTAAGATGGTCTTAGTAATGTGCCTAGATACACAACTGCACCATGCAATTGTATAACATGTGTATTTAGCATGTCAAATAAAAAACTGTCAATTTTTTCCATTTGCAATTTTTTCGAAAAATTGTCTGTTATGCTCAAAAACTGGTTGTAACTCGTCATGCATTGTTTGTAGTTGTTCTACAGACAATAGGCTGAGTCTGTCAATTTCTTGCTTGATTGCTGTGAGTCTGTCATACACATTCGAATAGTTGTCGTAGGATTCATCAATCCATGGACCAAAGGTTCTAAATCCATAATCTCGTAGTGTTCGAATACTATGCCGACCACTTAACAACAAAAACGGTTTACCTAAATATAAATTCTTGCAGGTTTTTTCGGTAAAGAACTTGTTTGTGTGTACATCTGTTTCGGATACTACTTCAACGAAATAGTTATTATAATGGCGTGAAATTAGATTGAGACTTTCGCCGGCCATTACTGAATTACTTCCGTTGTCATAGTCCAAGCTATTCAAAGTATTGGTGTTGGCCCATTGCAAGTCGTCGTCAAAAATATCACTGTATCGTTGATTGATATAAATCTGACTTGCATTCCAACTTAACAGGCTATTCTTATTGACTAAATGTCTGTACAATTTAAATCTATATAAATCAAATCTACCATATAGCCCAGCAAAGTAATGTTCAAAGTTTGGTTTGCTTAATTCCAAAGATGAAATGTAGTTGTACGTAATTGAGCACCACATCTGCAATGCGTCAAGATTTAGATGCGTACAATTCTGAATGTCGTAGTTTGTGTATCCGTAAAAGTAACAAGAATCCGAAGTTAAATCGAGGTCGTCAATAGTTTGCTGTATTATTTCTAACATTCCGGTGTATCTAAGATTAACACCATCACGTTGTAAAAAAATAACGGTACGTCCTTTTAATTGACCTATCACATAAAAGTATTCGTTAACACCTTCAAATTGATAGTTCCGATTGGTTAAAAAATCTAAGTTTACAAATACCAAATTGCCAGCATAGGTAAAAGTTTGATTTAGATTGTTATTTGAAATTAAATTTAAAATTTGATTGGTCACTGCTGTATTCATTGAATAAATTTTTATTTGCTAAAAGTCTATTATATATTGAATCGTATAACTTTTCTAGATTTTCTTTTTGTAAAAATCGTAAACTATCTATTATTGCCACATGAGTATCATTGGTGTTAGTAAATGTTTTTAGCTTACTAACCGGAAACAAATCTTCAAAACAGTCAAAGCCACGATCCTGTAACCATGTGTATATTTTAGGATTACCGTTTATTACAAAAGGTCTTAATCCAATAATTGGTTTCCAAATTTTTTCACTTGAAAAACAACTGGTTGGTGTAAATTCTGTTTCGCTTACTATGTTTAAAAAGTGCTGCTGCCATAGTTCAATTTTACCTAGACTGTAAATATCGTTTGGTATTTCTATATCATCGGCTACATCATTGGCACCGTAGTCAGCATACGAGTTATCGTCGTTGATATAATACTGTCCGCCAAGACTAATACAACCCAATTTGAAAATATCGTGTTCTCTCAAAGCATTAACTAAATTGACTCTATGATAATGTGGTTTACGGTTGTAATTCAAAAACAAATAATTGAATTTGGTTGGTAGCAATTCTTCTACTGTATAATGTTTGAATTTCCTGTTGCACATCGCTGCCCAAAAATCATATGCTACACCGTCATTGGTGTACCCGAAATAGTTTACCTCGGAATCAACTTGATTGGCATAACCCGCTATAGGCCCAAACGGATCTGTTAGGCTACAGATGTAAACTGAATCCGCTTCAAGTTGATTGATATATTCAACAACATCAACAGGTTCGTACCATGTTGGTACTACTACAGCATGGCCAGACCCTAATCTATTGGCCAGCCGATCAACTACGTTTCTTTCTGCGGCGCCAGCTTCCCACAGTGGGTCGAAGCCGCCGTACAGAATATGACATCCGTTGATGTTATTAGTTCCTGCCCACTCAGGCAACATGGTTTATTTTAAGCCGGCCAACTGTTTAAGAACATTCATATCATCTTGTTCTTGATTGGTATTAGACGGTGGCTGTGTAACGGGTTCACCGGTAGCAGGTGCCGCTGTTGTTTGATTAGGCGTAGCAGGTTGTTCTGGCGTAGTTGGTGTCACGGCATTTGTGCTATATCTTGCTGCCAATTCTGGCATATTTTGATTTAACCAATTTAAGATAGTAGGTCTGGCATCTGCCTCTGG